TGGATGAATACTATTTAAATTTTCCATTTCACTTTGAACATCTTTTAATATCTCAGCTAATGTTTGTTGTAATTCTTCGTCTGCTTGTTTTTCAATAAATGCTTCTATTTCTGGTAAATTAATAATTTGTATTGTAGTTCCATCTTCAGTTGGGCCAAATTTTATAGGCAAAGATGACCCTTCTAAAAGTTCTATCATTTTTGATTGTTTATATTGATATAAATCAAATGGTTCTGACTCAGATGTACTTTCTAAAGATGCCATATAATATTATATATTTTATTCATCTTCTTTACGTTCTTTGAAATAATTAATGATATCTTCTTTAAACTTATTTGAAAATAATGGAGTTGGTATTAAAATACCTATATCATCATACGATAAATGCTGTACTGGTGAATATTGATGTTCTATTAATATTTTCCATCGTTCAATATATTTTCTATTTGCTTTTGTACCATGGTAATGATGCCGTATTACACCTGGAACATATCCTAATCGTAATAATTTAGCCTTTTTTTGATATTCTAATATGCTTTGTTTATAATCTGCATGATAATTAAAATTTAAATTGAATTGTACTTTATTGATAAACGATAATGCCATAATACTATCACCTGACCCTAAAACACCTTTATCATAAATGCCAACTTTTTCATATGCTTTTCGTGTCATTGCCCATGCATATCCAGGATGCCAATAATCCAACCCTTTAAGTGTATATGGTTTGTTTTTAGAAAAACTATATCCAAAACTATTAAATATATTTAAAGTAGATTCATCTTTTGCCATATCAATGCAATGACTAAATAATTGAACAACGTCTTTTGAACCATTCAATATTTTCAAAGTGTCTAATGCCCATGATGTATTTTCAAATTCAATATCTGCATCAACCCATGCAACTGCTTTCCATGTGCTAGGTAACAAATAACGAATACCTAAATTAATCATATTTTCTTTATGCCAAATCGGGTGTATGGTTTTAAGTTGTAAATGGCATGGATTGGAGGAATCTGTTACTATAAATTTTTGATTTTCATAAATCATTTCAACCACATATACTTGAATATGGTCATCATCTTCTAACCGTCGAATGAATTCATTGAATAATTTATATCGTGTTGCATATAAACATGGATTTGAAATAACTACAATTACATTTAATTTTGATTCAATTGGGTCATTGTTTTGAATAGCATATTTGATATCATTGACTTTATAATCAATGCAATCAATTTCAATACCATTAATTACTGTCATAAATAATATTAATAATTATATTTATATTATTTACGAATAGACTAATTATTCAAATCCAGATATGATTTATTTTTCAAATACATTTAGATATACTTTTTGTTGAATTTAATTATTTTTGAACTAATCGAAATAATAAATAAGCACCCAATAAATAAACACTCATTTTATACATTTTAATCATTGGGTCATCATGCATAGTACGCGTTGTCATACCTTCTTTACATTCAGCACCTGTTACTGGATTTATTCTTTTTGATTTTGATTTTTTAGAGTTTTTAGTAATTGAAAACCAACATGGATTGTAATCTTTAATGTCTGAATTATTTACATATTTTTCTTCTTCTGATGTTCTGTTCAGTATGTCACGTATAGGCATTTTTATTTGTTGACAAGGTGTTTCTTTATCAAAAGCTGAAAATATTTTAGATGGATTGATATATGCAATATTACCTAAAACACCTGGAACAAGTCCAAATGATGACATTTTTTGTCCCATTGCTGATGATAATAATGGAATACTTCCATCTGGAATATTATTAATATATACATAACGGGGATGTTCAACTCCTGCACTATCTTTGCATTTACCTCCTGTATCCATAAAATATTTATTCCCTAAAGGACTAACATTTTGTGCCTTAGATTCACCAGATACTAATACTTCTACATACGAGATAAGTGCTTTTATATCTGTCGATAATGCTTTAGGGCTAGGAGATGCACCTAATTTTTCAGGTGATTTAATATATTTTGAATAAGGATAAGTATTTTGATCATCTGACATAGTATAGTAAAGTATTTAATCTGGTGCATATTTTTCTACTTGACCATCTGGAATATTTTCTTGTAATGTATTTGTTTGGTCTGATAAAGTTGCAATTTTATATTGTATTTCAGATAAAAATTCATCTGATAATTTAATTTGTTTCATTTGATTTTTAAATGTTAAAATATCTCCTTGTTGTTGTTGACTTATTGTATATGGATTATCAAATCCTTCGCGTTGTTTCAATACTCCTATTGCCGCAAAAAAAATAACAAGTAATAAAAGTATACCGATAGTTGTCCACATTACACATAGTATATATTTTATTGAGGCATTTTATTTACTTGAGTTGCTAAAGTAGATAATTGAGTTGTATTGGCATCTATTTGACCTTGAATAGTATCCACTTTTGATTGTAAAGCTAAAATTTTTGTCATGTCATCGCGTAAAGTGTCAATACTATTTTGATTTTCTTTAGCAATAGTTTGACAACTTGTTTCATCATACTCTTGTGTAGTTGCCCCTTCTCGGTACGACCTAGGTATATAGTTAAATAATAATAAAATTAATAAAATGCCTAAAATAATAATCAACATAGTATTAATATATATTTTTTAACATCTAAATATATGGTTTATCTTATTGTACCTGCCTCTAAAAAACAATTAATTTATGCATACAAAGTACAACGAAATATTTCGGATTGTACTTACAATACACAGTATTATCCTGTAAATCGTCCTATGAAACATTATAGAAAAAAAGGTATGCAAACTGCAATAAATACATATACTGATTCGGTTCAACCTTGTAATGAAAATTGTTCATTTAATAAACAAGTAGGAATTCCATTTAAACTATTGGCAAAAAATGAAAATGGCGAGACTAAAACATGTTGTACTGATACTCGTGGTCCAATTGGACCAAATGGGTTTACAGTATCTAATACCGGAAATGTAATGAGTTTTAGTGGAAATGCCAGATTAAAACGTGCAATCCAACCTAAACAAAACTCATATTATTCTGAATCTTATTCTTATTTACGAAGCAGAGGTAATACTTATAATACAAAAGATAAATTTAGAAGTACTCCTGTTCCAACTCCTGAAAATACATATTATGAAATACAAGAAGGACTACCACGGTGTGGAAGCCCTTCGTATATTACTACTGTTTATAAACCAAATAATAAACCATTCGCAACACAGGGCGCGGTATCATCTAGTACACGTATGGTTAAATTAGACTATGACACAATTCGAACCAACAATGCATCATATGTAAAACCCTTTAAAACTAAAATTGCATATTCTCCTGACCCAATCTTTTTTGAAAAGAATAATGTAAATAAATGTTATAATTCAAATAAGTGTTATAATTTTACAGCAAATACGCCCCCAAGACAAGCTGCATTGTTTGCAGTTCCTGGTGCTAGAACTTAGAAATCAGAAGTAAACATCGTAGTAGTTGTTTTGGTAGTATCTGCCATACCATATTCCCCTACACGTTTTTCAAAAAAATTAGTTTTTCCTTCTAACGATATTAATTCCATAAATGAAAATGGATTATTCGAATGATAAATAGGAGAATATCCCATTTGAATACAAAGTCGGTCAGCTACAAATTCAATATATGTACTCATTGCAGGAGCATTCATACCAATCAATCTACATTGAAGAACATCATTAATAAACTCTTTTTCAATCTCAACGGCTTCTTTTACAATTTCAAAAAATAAAGTAATCGATAATGCAGGTTCTAGTTTATACAATAAAATAGCAAATTCAGTATGTAATGCTTCATCTCTGCTAATTAATTCATTGCTAAAGGTTAAACCTGGCATAATTCCTCTTGATTTAAGCCAATAAATACTACAAAATGCACCAGAAAAGAAGATTCCTTCAATACATGCAAATGCAACTAACCGTGTTGCAAATGATGAAGAATTAGTAATCCATTTTAATGCCCAATTTGTCTTTTTTCCAATACAGGGAAAATGGTCCATAGCATGAAATAGTGTCAATTTATATTCAGGGTCTTTAATATAAGTATCAATCAATAAACTGTACATTTCTGAATGAATATTTTCCATAGCAATTTGAAATCCATAAAAAGCTCGTGCTTCCGATAATTTTACATCCATCATAAATCTACACGCCAGATTTTCAAGAACAATTCCATCGCTAGATGCAAAAAATGCTAATATCATACAAATATAATGCCTTTCTTGTTCAGTTAATTTATTCCAAGATTCAATATCAGAAGACAAGTCTACTTCTTCTGCCCTCCAAAAACAATCGACTTGTTTTTTGTACATGTTCCAAATAGTCTGATTTTGAATTGGAAACATGGTGTACGTTTCCGACATAATAATACTATAGATATAGATTTAAATTAAAATATAAATGCTATAAAAATGTTAACATAATAAATTCAAAATATCATTTACATTATCTTCATCGATATGATTTTCAAAATCTAATAAAAAGGTTTGGTTTTTTACAGGTATTAAATGTGAATGTCGTACATGCCAATATAATTGAGTTTCATTATTATATTCATATTCATATTTATAAGGTTTGTTACACAATACAATTACATTTGATTCTGGATTACAAAAAAATCTGTTTGTACAGCATGGTCCTCCATATGAAAAAATAACATTTTTAGCATGATATAAAACGCATATGTAATGTTCAATATTTTTAAAATCTTTCATAGAAATAAATTTTATATGATTCATCTTAATTTTTACATTTTCATTTAAAATTTGAAATCCTCTAGACGGAGTTGTACATATTTCATTATTAAATTTAATTAATGCTATATTATCATATAATGTATAATTATGTTTATGATTATTATATATTTCTTCTACTTTATTAAATAAATTTGTTGAATCTACAAGAAATGATGATTTAATAGATTGTATATTTTCAAAATATAATGAATTATTTTTTTTAATAAATGGTATAGTATTCCAATTTTTAGTATAATTAAAATGATGGCATCTATAAGTAATTAATGTAGTAAATAAATAATTTTTACTATCATATAAAATAATAAATCGATCTTTTGGTATAAATAATTGTAACAATTCATATAAAAATGGTAAATCTTTTATAAAATATTCAGATATTGCTATTTTATTTGTCTTATTTTCATAATATTGTATAAATGATAATAATTCTGATATAGAATGGGCTGAATTTGATGTAGATATAAGTAATAAATCTGTATCACCCGGTATATTTATTGTTTCATAATTATTGTCTAAATGTTTATCTATGAAATATACATTAAAAATATCATGTTTTTCAATTTTTACATATATATTATTAAGATTGTTTATTTCCCCCCACGGTGGTAATTTTAGGTCACAAATATAATTGAAAATATAACGATCCATAATTAGTAATTATAAATAAATAATTTTAATTAACCTAATATATGTTTCCATTGAAAGTAAATAAAAAAAAAACAACATTTTTATTGCATATAGCTAAAAAAAATATACAATCAATAATACCATTAAATTTGTTTCAAACATGGTGTACATTAGATTTACCTCCAAAAATGAAAGAAAATGTAGATTTATTAAAACAACAAAATCCAGAATTCAAGTATTATTTATACGACGATACAATGTGTAGAGAATTTATTAAAGAAAATTTTGATGCAGATGTTTTGTATACATTTGATAAATTAAAACCAGGAGCATATAAAGCTGATTTATGGCGATATTGTATATTATATAAAAAGGGAGGAATATATTTAGATATAAAATATAAATGTCTTTCACATTTCAAATTAATTGAATTAACAAATAATGAATATTGTGTAAAAGATAGAATGTATAAAGGTAAAATAGGAATATATAATGCATTACTATGTTTTAAACGAAATAACGATTTATTATATAAATGTATACAAGCTATTGTGCAGAATGTAAAATATAATTTGTATGGATATTCTGAATTATATGTAACTGGACCACATTTAATGAGTAATTTTTTTGATAAAAAAGAAATACTTAAATTACCATTAGTGTTCAATGGTTATTATATTTTATTTCATGATTTACCTATTTTAATTATGTACGATAATTATCGTGAAGAACAACATAAATCTACCAGTATACATTATCAAAAATTATGGGGAGACCACAATATATATCATTATCCTACTTTAGACTCAACTAGTTGTGATATTACAGAAACATTACCTGTAGTAATTCATAGTTGGTATCCATTACAATTCACAATAAATGGAACTATCGAAACAAAACCTATATCAAATTATTTTGAATGTATAAAAAGTTTTTTTGGTTATCGTAATCAGGATGAATTGTGGTTTATTTTACATAAAACCCAATCTTTTTTTGCAGTTTTTGATGTAACTATGAATTTACTTCGATATTCTGAATTATTTAATTGCACAAAAAAAGATTCTAAACCATGGGAATATAGCAAAGAATCATTCGAATTGTTAAAATGGTATAAAGATTAAAATAAATATTTATATATGAAAAAAATAATTTCATTTAGTTTATGGGGAAATAATCCAACATATAATATTGGTGCTATTCGAAATGCTGAAGATGCACTAAAAATATATCCAGATTTTGAATATTGGTTTTATGTAGATAAGAATACTGTACCCAATGAAACAGTTGAAAGATTAAGGTTACCAAACACTAAAATTATTTTAAAAGAGGAAGATACAACAAATGAAAATTGTAATCCAAGAATGTGGAGATTTGAAGCTATTGATGACCCCGAAGTTGAAATTATGATGTCAAGAGATACAGATACACGTTTTACACTTAGAGAAAAATTAGCAGTGGATGAATGGTTAGCAAGCAATAAACTATTTCATATCATGAGAGACCATCCACATCATAACTTTTGTATTTTAGGTGGAATGTTTGCAACAAAAAAAATACCACAATTTTCAAATTGGATGAATATAATGAAATTATATAAAAAAACGAATGTCAGAATGTACGACCAGGATTTTTTAAGAGATTATATTTATCCTTTAATCAAAGATAATTCGATTGTTCATGCTTCATTTTATAAAAAAGAACATCATGCAAAACCTTTTCCAATAAATTATTGTCATGAGTATAGATTTGTCGGTGAATATGTTTATGCAGATGAATCTAGGTCACAATGGCATATAGATGAACTTAAAAAATGTATATAAATTATTCATCATCACTAGATGGTTCCGACTCTTCTACAACTAGACCTATATCTTGTTTGTTTGTATCAAATTGGTCGACAATTTTGTTAAATCGTTTCATAATGCAATCTCCTTGACAATTACGAATGTCACCTGCACCAAGTGTTTTAAATGTAGATGGTACATATTTTTTGTTGGCAATTAGTTTTACAACATACCATGAAATAGCAGGATGTATTTCACCATATTCTAAATAACTATATACAGCTAACCCCAACCCACCACTTAATTTTCCATACTTTCGTGCCACTTTAGTCACCCTAGAAGATACTTCAACATCTAATATTTCAAAATATGCATCCAAAAATGGTTGTATTCGGTCAGTATTATCGTTTGTTTTCATATATTGTCCATTTTTGTAGTATGATGTAGTTAAACAAGCCGTTTCATTTTTTGCAAGAGCAATACACATACCTGCAAAATCAGACAACAAGCTGCGTGTTTTGCCTTTTCCGATTAACCCGAAATATTTTTTGATTTGTGCATGGTTATCGTAAATTAAAGATGACATGGTTTCTCCCATAGGCAAATCCATACACGAATGAAATCGGTCGTTGTCTGTAAGTGATTTGTGGTCATTTGTACTTTGAAACATTTCAATTCGACGAGCAAGCGTCAAGTCACGTGCTTTGCATGTAATTGTTTGAAACTCGTACATTCGAAAACGCATACGCAACTCTTCGGATAATTCAGAGAATGTAAATTGTTTGCTATCAATTACAATAGGAAATTCGTTATTCATGAAACGGTACGCAGTAGTTAATCGTTGCTGACCATCTTCAATCATAAAATATTCTTGTGCATTTTCAATAATTTGAGACAACATAATAGAAGGGATTGGATACCCTTTCAAAATAGATTCAATAAAATTTTGTTGAAAACGCAATGTCCATATATAAAATCGTTGATAATGAGGAATACGATACTGTTTATCAGATAAAGAAGGTTCGGCAGAATTACCACGTGGTTCAAAATTTTCACAAATCAAATATAGTGCACGTTTGTTAAGGTCGCACACAATCGGTGGAGGAAGAGACATGGCGTTGAGATACTAAATAACGAATACATATTTCAATTCAATTTTTAAAAATAGAAAATTATTATCGGCGTGATGTATACCGTCTTGATTTATATCGTCTTCTTTTATTCCGTCTTGTTTTTCCTCCCATTGTAGCACATCCACCTGGAGTGTCTTCGCATCCTTTCATAGATTGTGTAAGCGTTGAATATGGGGCAAGAGTATCTCGCACTGAAGATTGGGGTCGATATGATCTAGCAGTACCCATACTTTTTTGTTGTGTAGTGCGCATTCCAGTTGTTTTAGATAATCTATCATTTACATGTCTTTCTATATTATTTATTGCTTCAGTTTCTTCTTTCGAAACAGATTCATTCCTATATTTTTGTAAAAGAAATTTAAAAAATGGTGATATTCTAATAGTACTTTCTGCTGTATTTACACTAAATCTTGCTTCTTCTCGTTTTGCATAATCTGATAATTGTGTTATTCGTTCTTCCATTGTTGTTGGAATTGGTGGTTGTAAATCTGCTAATGTAAGTTCCATATATTAACATATTAAAAAAATAAATTAGTTTAAAAATCAGAAAATGTAAATCCCTGATTCATCCATTTACACACTCGGGATGGATGTAATGCAACAGAAATTAATTCGTCTTGAATTAATTCCGTACGTTCTTTAGCCATATTTGCATAATTATATTCAAATATGGCAGGATTTACAGATAACCAATACCAGCTAAGTTTATCTTTATGGTCTTTTAACAATTCAATTGCACTTGGATTTGCCGATAAATTATGCCAATTTACTTTATTCAAATTCTGTTTCATATATTCAATTGCAATAGGATGCGTATTTTTTGAGAAATAAAACCAATAAATACGAGAAGGATTTTGCATTAATAAATGAATTGCAGAAGGATTTCCAGATAATGTAATCCAATCAATTCGATGCATATTTTTTTCAATAATATGTATTGCAGAAGGATTTGCAGATAATATTGTCCACTGATGTCGTGTAAATTTATCCAGACAATCTTCAATCATTTGTATTGCAAGTGGACTTGTATTTCTGCATAAAGAATAGTAATGATATTCTAGTCGCATAGGATTGGCTAAATGAATTGTATTTGGCTTTTCTATTAATTTCTCTTGAATCCAATTGTCATGTATATTTGTACATTTTTCTATAAATGGTACAGCAGCTGGATTTGGATTCATATACCAAGCCCCATTACGAATCAATGAAGGGTCTTGGTATAAAAAGCGCACAGCTCCTGGATTAGATGATAACAGAGTCCATACTTTTTGAATATGGAATTTTTCAATATGGTCAATTGAATTAGGATTGAGTTGAAGCATATAACAAGACAATTTGTTAGATGGTATCCAGCTTAGAAGTTCCATTTTTTGATTAATATATAATAATAGATATGTTTCAATTTTATTCACCTAATTTATCTAAAATTTTATGAAGTAATTGTTTGATACTTACTAGTTCATGTTGAACATCTATTGGGTCAAATATATTATAAAGAGGAACATCAATAGAATTTTGAATAGTTTGTACACGTTCTTCAAAAAATGATTCTCGTGCATTTGTTTCAGTATCTTCTATTTGCAATTTATTAATAGCAGGAACAAATAAAGATAAAAATGTTTTATTTTTTTCAGTTATTGTGCCATCTAATTTATCTGCAGTTTGAATAGTTTGTTCAAATAATTTCATAATTTCTTCTTTGTTTAATCCTGGACGAAATAACTCCATTTCGCATACAAGGTTCCATAACATTCTTTTATTATCAGTAGTATTCATATACTACATTGTCTTTATTCTTTATTATGAATTAAAATATTTTTTTCTTAATTTTTCTATTTTTTCATCTGGAAAAGTTACATCACCTTTAAAATAATCATAATTATGTGTTTTCAACATGGTAATAATAAAAAATAATGTATACATTCCACATTCAGAATTTTTAAATTGATGTTCTTTGGGATAATTTTCAATAAATTTATATTTAGAATCTTGTTTTTGAATTTGATGTACTAATTGCTCAATATTTTCATCTATTTTTTCACCAGCAGAATCAAAATAATAAATTATTTTTTTGCGAGTATCGATAAACATAGATACCCAATGTGTTCCTGACCCATCATGTTCATCTAAATTAAATACTATTCCAATATCTTTATAAGGTGTTTTGTTTACATTTAATTCACATAATTCAGGCCAAACACATTGACCATTTTCTTCTTTGAAAAAATAATCTGACGGAGATGCTCCTATATACTTAAATGTAGGGTATGCTTTTTCATATTGGTCTAATACTTCTGTAATTTCTATACTAGATAACCATTCATGTTTATTTTTTTTCCAAGAGGTAGGACTTTTAGGTGCAAAAACATCATCTGCATTTACATTTAATTCTTTTGACCAACATGATTCAGTTTTACATTTTTTAAGTTTAGAATCTAATTCTTTCCATATATCAAGTGGATTATTTGCAACAATTTTCTTTTTATAAGTACGATTATATTTATATTTCATTTGATACAAATGTGTATTATCATAACAACTATATTTTTTGCTTTTTTTTTGTAAAGGGGAACATATTTCAGGTTTTACCATGTATTAAAAACATATTTTTTTTATTCTTTTTAACAAGAACATCTATTTTTTTAGGAGCAAAAATGAACTGGTCACCATTAATTGGAATAATTTCTTTTTCTTCTTTTGATTCATTTTTTTCTAAATCTTGCTGTTTTAAATATTGAATACAATCATGTACATATTTATGAAATGATTCACGCAATACTGAATCTGTTTTCAAATCAAACATACCAGAAGTTAATTCTAAAATACGTTCTTTATATAATTCATCAAATTCTTCTTTATGTTTTACAGACGAATTACGTTTTGGATTGAATAAATAAGTAATAGTAGGGTCCATATTACTTATTTATATTATGAAACTTTATTTTTATCTCATGAAAGGGAGTTGAACCCTTGACCTGCGGATTTA